TTCACGCTCAGGTTTATTTATGTTTTTGGGTTGTTTATGTTTTTAGTTAGTTTTGTTTTTTTTGTTAATGCGTGTCGTGCGTTGTTGTTGTATGTTTCTGTAAGTTGGGGGGTTGTAAATGTCTAATAAAAAACACGGAATAATAAGCGATCTAATAAATTTGGCTACGCCAATCGAGCTGTTTAAGGCTTTGCCTGGTAATCCAAGAAAGGGCAACGTCGAGGCTGTTGTTAAAAGCTACGAAAAGTTTGGGCAGCGTAAGCCAATCGTTGCTCGTCGTGAGCCTGATGATTCTCTTGTAGTTATTTCAGGGAACCATCAACTGCTTGCTGCTATAAAACTTGGGTGGACTCATATTGCTGCATCGATTGTCGATGAGGATATTTCTGTATCGGAGGCTTTTGCTTTAGCCGATAACCGAACTGCTGACCTTGGCACTTATGATGATAAGGCCTTGGCTGAAATGCTGGAGCGTATTGCTGTTGATGAGTCAATGCTTGAAGCTACTGGTTACGACTTGGCTGACCTTGAAAAATTATTAGGTATCGTTCCTGAACTTCCTGATGAAAATGAAATTATTGAGCCGCCTGAGGATCCTGTTACGAAGCCTGGTGATGTTTATAAGTTTGGTGGTCATGTTGTTGTTTGTGGTTCTGCTACTGAGCCTGCAAGTTATAAATTTATGAAAGGTCAGGCTGGTCTTTGCTTAACTGACCCGCCTTACAATGTTGATTACAAAGACGTGCATGGACGTTCGATTGAAAATGACAAAATGGCCGAGGCAAGTTTTACGCAGTTTCTTTACGATGCTTTGTCATTGATTCATGTTTTTACTGATGGAGCGGTCTATATGTTTTATGCTACTGCTGCTACTCGTTCTGTTTTTGAGGCCTGGTCAAATGCAAAGATGCATTATTCAAGCAATATAATTTGGGTTAAGGATTCATTTGTCCTGGGGCGTTCGGACTTCCACTGGAGGTTTGAGCCTATTATGTATGGTTGGCCTGAGGGTAAGTCGCATTATTTCATTGGTAAAAGAGACATTTCTAATGTTTGGGACGACCTGGAGTCTGAGTCTTTGGGTTCAGCTCAACTTGACACTTTTGATTCAGGTTTTTCTTTGACTGTTGACTTAAATGAAAAGGCCAAAGCTGAGGAGTTCCTGGGGCATATTAATAAAGCCAAAAACGAGGAGTTGAGCCTTGGTTTGTTTTCAAGGCCTGAGTCGGAGTTTGTTGAGGGATCTCGTCATTTTAATGTTGCTGACATGGTTTGGGGTCCGTCTAATGTTTGGAATATTCCAAAGCCTAGAAATAATAAAGACCATCCAACTATGAAACCCTTGGAGCTTTTAGCTCGTGCCATAATGTATTCGAGTAAACCTGGGGACATTGTCCTGGACCCTTTTGCTGGTTCAGGTTCTACACTTATTGCTGCTCATGCACTTGGTCGTAAGTGTTACACGATTGAACTGGACCCTGCTTATGTAGATGTCATTATCATGCGTTTTCAAAATGCATACCCCGATGTTGAGATTCAACATTTGAAAGGTGGATTAAATGGGTAAACGAGGGCCGCTTGCAAAGCCGCCTGAGGACGCTCAAGGTCATCGATCTCGTGAGTTACAAATAATTTCGGGCAGTTCTGAACTTAAAACTGACCCACCAAAGCCTACCCGTGGATGGTTAAAACAAACCAGGGACCGTTGGTATGAATATTGGGACTCTGATGTTGCTGGTGTTGCTCAAAAAGTTGACATCCCAGCTGTTGAGAGGTTGTTTGGTATGTATGACCAATATGCCAGGGTTCAAAAAGTTGTTAAAAAATCACTAGTTGTCCGTGGTTCAACGGGGCAGATTAGAACTAATCCGCTTGCTGAACACGCTTTGAAACTAGAAACGCAAATATTGAGGCTAGAGAATGAGCTGGGTTTAACACCGATGGCTCGTCAAAGGTTAGGGATTGCCGTTGGCGAGGCTGCTACTTCTCTAGCATCAATTAATGAATTGTTAAATGCAAGCGAGGACCCAGCAAATGATCCAAGGATTTTGGAACTGTTAGAGGAGGAATAATGGCTGAAACTGAAAAATGCAATAGATGCAACTCAACTGAAAACATAATACATTCTGGTGTCGATGGTATTTACTTGGGTGTTTTAGATGAACTTCATAAGATTTGTTACGAATGTGCTAATAAGGTTTTTAATGACGAAGTCTGAGATTGAAAAAAAACTGGCTAAATCAAAGGGCGGCCGTGTTGTAAAGTTTATTGAGAATTTTTGCGTGCATGGCGAGGGTGACTACTTTGGTCAACCGTTCAAACTTGATTTATGGCAGAAGCAAATAATTTATAATTTGTATGAATTAAATGATAACGGCGAGCGTCGTCATCGTGAGGCTTTGTTGGGCGTTCCAAAAGGAAACGGAAAGTCCGCATTAATTTCCGCTTTGGGTCTTTATGAACTCCTGGGCAATGGCACCACTTCCCCACTGGTGACTGTTGCAGCTGCAAGTTTTGAACAGGCCGACATTGTTTTTGGAAATATGAGGAGTATGTGTGAACAGTCGCCTTATCTTAAAAGCATTACTGAGGTCTATCAAAATTCAATAGGTGTAAAAAATGGACCTGGTCGTGTCTATCGTGTTGCTGCTAAAGCTGGAACAGCTGACGGTGGTCGGAACTCAGCATTCATTGCTGATGAAGTTCACGAATGGTCCACTCCAAACTTGCAACGGGTTCATTATGTTTTATCTAACAACACAGCCAAGCGTAAGGATTCATTAATTTTAAATATTACAACTGCTGGTTATGACCTGGACACTCTTTGTGGCCGTCTTTACTTACGTGGAAAGCGTAAACAATCAGGTGAGTCTAACGATCCCGATTTTTATTTTTACTGGTTGGAGCCTGATGAAAAAGACGATTTTGAAAGTGAGGACACCTGGCGAAAAGTAAACCCTGCACTTGCTGGTGGTTGGTGGCCGATTGAGAACTTACGCCGTCGTCGTGCTGCTTTGCCGTTGCCTGAGTTCCAGCGTTATCATCTCAATATGTGGACTCGTACCCAGGATGAGTCCTGGTTGCCTGATGGTTTGTGGTCTGAGTTAGCTGACTCATCAATAAAATTAGAACCTGATTGGCCTACTTATGTTGGTGTTGACATGGCTATCAAGCATGATTCAGTTGCTGTTGTTTGGGGACAGATGGACCCTGAGTCAGGTTTGATTTATGTCGATGCGAAGATTTGGCGTAATGAGGGAGTCATGTTTGACTATGCTGAAATTGAAACCTTTATAGTTAATTTAAACCGTGACTTTAATTTGGTTGAGGTTGCTTATGACCCTGCTTTCTTTGAACGTTCGGCTCAGGCTTTGTATGACCAAAACGTACCGATGGTTGAGTTTCCTCAATCTCACGGCAGGATGGTTCCTGCTTGCGGAGTCAGTTATGAGTTAATAACTTCAAAGAAAGTCAGGCATAAAAATCAAAGCACGTTTAACGATCAAGTCTTGTCTGCGGTTTCACGTCCTACTGACCGTGGTTTTCGATTGTCAAAAGGTAAAAGCAAGAGAAAAATTGACGGTGCTATCGCCATGGTTATGTGTTTGGACCGTTTAACCTACCCAACTAGGCCAGCTGAACCATCCAACATCGGTATTGTAGAATGGTGAGAGCCATGTTTATTGCTATTGAAGTCATCGGCTTGCTATTTATTGTGGCTGGTGTCTATGCATATAGTCAACCTATGGCTTACATTGTATTTGGTGCTGGTCTTTTGATGGGGAGCTATTTTTATAACCGATGAGTATATTTGCTAGAAAAACTGAACAACGAGACGCTGCTTTAGGCAATCTTGCCGATTTGTTAGCTCAAAGAGACGGACTTCCTGCTTGGGCTGGCGAAAGTGTCACTGAAAATACAGCACTTGGTGTGTCAACGGTTTTGGCTTGTGTATCTATCTTGGCAGATTCAATTGCTGCACTTCCTATAAAAGTTTATCGTGAGTTTGACGACAGAAATATTAATTTAAAGACCCCTAGATTTATAAAAACACCGAACATGAACCAGTCAAGGTTTGAGTTTATTCATCAGCTTGTTGCGTCTATGGCTTTGCATGGAAATGCTTATATTCTTGTGGATCGTGACACGGCTGAGCGTCCAATTGCTTTGAGTAACTTGCATCCTGATAAAGTCAAAATAAAAATGGAAGGTAACCAAAAATTATATAAATTTAACGATCGCATTTACTCTAAAAATAATATTTTGCACTTCACTTGGTTCACATATCCTGGTTCTTATCTAGGTGTTTCGCCTTTAAAAACTCAAAAGAACACCATTGGTGTTGCTCTTGCTATGGAACGTCACATCGGTCAGTTCTACGGTCAGGGTGCTACCCCATCATCAATCCTGGAAACTGACCAGGCCATGACTAAAGAGCAGGCGGAAGTTTTACAAGCTACCTGGACTAATTCTCACAATCGTCAGAGAAAGCCTGCGGTTTTAACTGGTGGTTTGAAATGGAAGGCCATATCTGATTCTGCTGGTGACGAGCTTGTTAGAGCTAGGGATCAAATTGTGAAAGAAATAGCTAGGGTTTATCGGATTCCGAGTTATCTAATTCATGCTGAGGGTTCAACTGGTCTTTACTCAAATGTTGAGAGTTCAGGTATTCAATTTGTACGCCACACTTTGTTACCTTGGTTGTCAAGAATTGAGGAAGGTTTTACTAGTCTTTTACCTGGAAGTTCATACGCCAAGTTTGATGTTGCTGAATATCAAAGAGGTGACCGTGCGAACACCATTCGTGCTGCTCAAGTTGCAATTACTTCAGGTATCTTTACGCCAAATGAAATTAGGCAGCAGCTTGACTATGAACCATATGAGGGTGGTGATAATTTTTACCTCGGCTTGCAAGGAGCACCTGTTGGTCCTGACATTCCGCCGCTTGGCCAGGATTCCGTTGAGCCTGAACTTACTGAAAATGAAGAGCAGTAATTATTAGATTGTTGTCCTGATGATTCAAAAAATAAAAGAAAATTTAGGCTTAGTTGCTACGGCTATAGCTCTTATGGGTTCTGTTGGTGCTGGTCTATCTACTGCTGGTGACATAGTCAATACATTACAAAATATTGATGACAGAATGAACCAGGTAGAAGTAGATTTTGAAATGCTAAAAGAAAGCACTTTTGTCCAGGGCGATATTGCTGTTCTGTTTGAAAAAGTCCAGAAATTAGAAATGACTAATGACACTAATCAATATGTGCAAATAGAAAAATGGGAATGGGACGATATAAAAAGACAAATTACTCGCCTTGAAACTCAATTCATTGACCAAGAACAGGATTTGAATGTACTTAGAGAACTTGAAGATAGGATTAGTTGGTTGGAGGTTAATAGGTAATGCCTTATTCAATAATCCACGACCATCCTGAATGTCCTATTGAGTCAGGGGAACCTGGACCAGACCAGGTTGGTGGTCATGCTGTTGTCAAAGATGATGACGGTCAATTGATGGGTTGTCATAAATCGCATGAGTCAGCTGAGGACCAAATCAAAGCACTTTATTCTGCTGAAAATGAGAGAGCTAAACATTCTGATGCGTCAACGCCTGCACCAAAAGAGGACCAAATCGAGGGATCTAAAGAAAAGAAAAGTTTAAGGCATGAGATTAATGTTCCTGAGTTTATCCGCAATAATGCTGCTCGTGGTTTAGAAAATTTACAGTTTGCTGGTCAAGGTTTAACTGATAAAACTAAAAGGGAGGCACGTCAAATGCGTGATGGTGTTGTATCTCATGATAAAGCACTCCGCATGCAGGCATGGTTCAAAAGACACTTACTGGATTTTGAAGGTGAGGCTGCTAAGAAGTTTTTAAGTGGCGAAAGCGACCGCATGAGTCCTGGACTCGTGGCGTGGCTTTTGTGGGGTGGCTCTTTGTCAAAAGCTACCCGTCTTGATGCTATGCGTTGGGCCGAGCGTCAAGTTGCACGTCATGCTGATGATCGTGCAATGTCTAGGCCACAGCCTGCTAGTCAGGCGATTGGTATTATAAAACGCATGAGCGAAAATAAAGAAACCCGTTTTTTTGAACTGCGGGCTGAAGCTGATATTGATAGCGACGATTTAATTTTTACTGGTTATGCATCTGTTTTCGATTCGCCTTATCGTGTCGCTGATTCTCGTGGTGTTTATAACGAAACTGTAACCCGTGGAGCTTTCTCAAAAACTCTAAATGAACAGGACGATGTAAAGTTTTTAATTAATCATGATGGCATTCCATTGGCTCGCACTAAGTCTAAAACTTTAGAACTTAGAGAGGATGAGCATGGTTTGTTTGTAAAAGCCAAGTTAGATGAGTCAAACCCTAAAGTTGCAGAGATCGCGTCTGCACTAAAAAGAGGCGATTTGTCAGAGATGAGCTTTGGTTTTCATGCTATCAAAGATGAATTTACCGAGAATGGCGAAACTAGAACGCTCAAAGAACTTAGATTATTAGATGTATCTGTTGTCACATGGCCTGCAAATCCAGCAACACTTGCGAGTATTCGTGGTGTTGACCTGGGCGAACTCCAGGAAGTCTTAGCTGAGGTTAGGTCTGACCAGGAGCCAACTGAGGACCAGGTGGCGAAAATAACTGAAGTAATTGGTCAATTAAACGATCTCTTACCGAAGGCTCAAGTTACTAAATCAAATATTAGGGCTGCGGTTCGTGATTTAGAAGTTTGGGCGATGCAGAGCCGTTCTTAAAAGCCGACTACTCACTTTTGCGAACACTCACACTTTGTATATAAAAAAACTATTTAATTAGGAGTTAAATTGAAAATTAAGGAAATGTTAGAGAAGAGAGAGTCCTTAATCACTGAAGTCAAAGGTTTAACCGAGCTCGCCGAAAAGGAAGAGCGAGACTTCAATGAGGACGAAACTTCAAAATATGAAAGCCTTAAAAGCGAAATTAATGACCTTGGCGAAAGAATAACTGAAGCTGAGGAAATTAGAAAAGCTGAAAAAGAAATAGAGGAAAGCCGCCAAAAATTAGGCGTTGACGAAGAGTCATTAGACCCTGTTGTTGAGTCAATTGAAGAGCCTGGTGTTTATCATCGTGGTTCTGACCATGCATTCCTTACTGATGCTTTTAACGCTAGAAATGGTGACTACCTAGCTCAAGATAGAATTGAGCGACATCAAAAAGGAAACGGCGAAAAGAGAGACGTTGGAACTGGTGCATTTGCTGGTTTAGTTGTTCCTCAATATTTGACCGACCTTGTCGCTACTAAAGCTAGAGCTGGTTCCCCATTTTATAATGCTCTACCAAAGGCACCTTTACCAGATAAAGGTATGAAGGTTGAGCTATCAAGAATTACAACAGGTTCAACTAATGCTTTTCAAGCTAGTGAAAACTCAGCACTCGATGAGACCAATATTGATGACACTCTTTACACTGTAAATGTCAACACTATCGGTGGTCAGCAAGATGTAAGCCGTCAAGCAATTGAAAGAGGCACCGATCTTGAGGCTATTGTTTTCTCTGACTTGATTTCAGCTTATTACACTGAGCTTGATAAGAATTTAATTAATGGCGGTGGAACTGGCCAACCTGTAGGTATCAGCCAAGTCGGCGGTATAAACTCCGTGACTTATACTGATGCATCCCCTACTGTTGCTGAATTGTATCCAAAATTAATTGATGGAATTCAAAAAATAAATAGCAATAGATTTGCTGCTGCTACAGCTATCATCATGCATCCTAGAAGGTGGGGATTCCTCGCTGCTGGTGTTGATGGAAATAGCAGACCATTGGTATTGCCTGCTGGAAATCAGCCTGACAATGTTTATGGTGTTGGCGAAGCAGCCGCTTATGGTCAAGTCGTAGGTCAACTTGCTGGTTTACCAGTAATTGCTGACGCTAATATCAGAACTGACCTAGGTGCTGGCACTGAGGATGCTATCTATATTGTCAAAGCTGACGACCATATTCTCTTTGAAGAGACAGGTAGTCCGTTCAGACTTAGATTCGACGATGTCGGTTCAGGTTCATTGACAGTCAAACTTGTTTGTTATGGTTATGTTGCTTATGCATCAGGCCGTTATCCAGCAGGTATCTCTGCAATAACTGGAACTGGTTTAATCGCACCTACATTTTAATTAGGTAATTATTTAGCCAGGGTCCTAGTGATCCTGGCTAGATAAAATAAAGGAGTTTTAAAAATGGCGAAAATTAAACTTTCAAAAGAGCAGATTGCTGCTCTTAAGGAGGAACTGAAGGGTTATTTAGTTTATAAAAAAACTAAAAGAGCTGCTGAAGTTAAAAAGATTTTAAAAGATGCTGGGGTTCCTGAAACTGCAATGGCTAAGCCAAAAGCAGAGACAGCTGCAAAGAAAAAACCAGCCGCTAAATCTAAACCAAAAAAATAAATTATGGCGATAACTAATGGCTACTGTACCTTGGCAGAGATAAAGGCTTTCGTCAACATTGTTGATTCCAATGATGATAATGAACTTGAGGATGCTGTAAACTCAGCAAGTCGTCAAATCGATGCTTTTTGTGGCCGAAAATTTTACGCTGATGGATCAACTTCTGCGAAAGTGTACAGAACTCGCAATCCTTATATGGTCGTTGTGGATGACATTTCTACTTCAACTGGTCTTGTTTTAAAATATGATGACTCTGATGATGGCATTTATGAGACCACTGTTGCGTCTACTGATTTTGTTTTATTGCCTTTAAATGGTGAGGCTTTTGGGATCGATGGCCTGGGTTTTACTTCTATCGAGCTTTTTACCGATGGTCCTCATGAGTTTCCAACAACTCACACCAATAATCGACCAAGGGTCCAAGTAACCGCTAACTGGGGTTTTGCTGCTGTGCCTGAACCAGTCCGTCAGGCCTGTTTGATGCTTAGTAGTGAAAACTTTGCAATGCGTAACACTCCCCTGGGCATCGCTGGTGTTGGTGAGTTTGGTGTTCTTGCTGTTCGTCAAAATAGACAAATAACCAGGATGCTTGACCCATATCGTCGCGGGGATTCAGTTGGGATAGCCTGATGGCTAGTTTTTCAACGGTCCGAACTGCCGTTAAGACAACAATTGGAAATAATATATCGAGCATTCGTGTTTATGACACTATTGATGACATGATTAATGTACCTGCTGCGGTCTTGATTCCTACTTCAATTAATTTTACTGAGGCCATGGCTCGTGGCACTGACCGTTATGAATTTGATATTTTAGTCGTTGTATCAAGGACCGATTCACGATCGGGCCAAAATCAACTAGATGCTTTTATTAATGGTTCAGGTTCTAGTTCTATTCGCCAAGTTATATTTCAAAATTCAGACCTAGGCCAATCTGAGACGTCTGCTGTTGTCACTACAATGAGTGACTATGGAGCAACTTATGCGGTCAATGGTGTTGAGTGCATTGGTGCAAGGCTCGGACTTACTGTATATACCAAGGGGTCAAGTTAATGAAATTTAAAATTATTGGAAATAAAAAAATCAACGGTGTAGAGCCTGGCGATGTTGTCGAGATAAAAGACGATTTAATTGCAGACTCACTTGTCGCTGGTGGTCATCTTGAAAAGATTAAAAGCGATTCTAAAAAGAAAAAGGGAGCTAAGTAATGCCTAAGCACTACGGTGGTGGAAAGAAAAAAAAGGGCGGCATGAAAAAAGGCGGAGGTCGTCGTAGATAATGGCGACATTTGTTTTAACTGACGGCCGATTGTTTATGGATGGTTATGATTTTTCAAGCCATACGCAATCAATGACCCTGGATTTGTCTGCTGATGAGGTTGATGTAACCCCTATAAATTCAGGAGGTTTTAGGTCAAGAATTGCAGGACTTCAAGATGCAAGCCTTGCCGCTAATGGGTTTTTTGAGGCTGGTGTTGGTAAACCTGACGCTTTGTCAGGGATCTCTGCTGGTTCAGAAATAATTTCAACTGTATCTGCTACTTCGTCTGCTGGTGACATTGCTTATATTTTGAAATCTAGACAATTCTCTTATCAGATTGGTGGATCGATTGGCGACGCTATGCCTTTTAGTATTAATAATTCTAACAGTTCTGACCGTGCTGTTCGAGGCACTATCATGGTTGACGACTCTGCAAATTTAACCGCTACTGGTAATTCAACAGGCCGCCAACTTGGAGCTGTTGCTGCGGGCAAGTCTTTATATGTTGCTGCTCATGTGGTTTCCGTATCAGGGACTTCGACACCTACTTTGGCTTTGAAAGTTCAAAGTGATGATAATGCATCTTTTACTTCTGCAACTGATCGAATAACTTTGACTAACTTTACTGCTGTTGGAGCTCAATATTCAAAAGTCGCTGGTGCTATTACTGATGATTACTTCCGTATAAATTACACTTTGTCAGGAACCTCCCCATCGTTTAAAGTTTTTATAACTGTGGGGATCGTTTAGTTTTTTATTGTCGGGCAACCGATAGGACTTCCTTTTAGTTGCTAACTTAAAGGACCCGCACCATCTGTATGCATTGCAGCCTTCAATGGTGCGGGTTTGTCCTTTTTATGGGCTTTTGGTCCTGGCACTACTAGGCCTGGTCTTTATTTAAATGTCTTAGAATGGCTTAAAGTGGCCTGTTTATTTCTTGTTTTTTTGGCTCTAGGCCATAACTCTAGGGATCCGTGGTTTTTCTAGTATTCTTTGCTCATGCCTAGTGGATTTAAAACTTTCGCCGTTAGTGAAGTCTTGACGGCTGCTGATGTTAATAATTATTTAATGGAGCAGGCCGTTGCTGTCTTTGCTAATTCAACTGCTCGTGACGCTGCAATAACTTCGCCTGAAAATGGCCAGGCTTGTTTTTTACTCGACTCAAATTCTTTGCAGTTTTATTATTCGTCTGCCTGGAATAACTTTATTGGCGAAGGTGATATCACTGGTGTAACTATCACAACTGCTTCAACTTCAGGACTTGCAGGTGGGTCCAGCTCTACTTCAGGTGCTTTTGCATCTACTTTAACTATTGCACCTGCGTCTGCAACTTCTGCAACTGTTGCTGGTTCTGATATTGTTCTGATTGGTGACGCTGATGACTCGAATAATTTAAAAAGGACCACGGCTCAAGATATAGCTAACTTGGCTGCATCGGGACTGGACCCATTTTTATTAATGGGTGCTTAATAAAAGAAAGGAGTATGAATGGCGACAGCATATAAAGTTCTAGGTCAAACTGGTGACGCAAGTGCTAACAATGTAACTCTTTACACTTGTCCATCAAGTACTGAGACAATTGTAAGCACTTTAGTTATTGCTAACAGGGAGGCTGCGGTAAACACTTTTAGAGTTGCTGTAAGACCTGACGGGGCTACTTTGGCTAATGAGCATTATTTAGCTTATGACGTTAGCATTGCAGCAAATGACACTTTGACACTCACATTGGGTATAACAATGGATGCGTCTGATTTATTAACTGTTGGTGCAAGCGATGCAAATGTATCTTTTAGTTTATTTGGCAGTGAGATATCTTAAATGTCTATAGTTTTAGCATCAAACAGTGGCAGTGAAGGTGGTAAATTCAAAACTGTATCAGCAACTGCTGGAACGGTTACTGTCACTACTTTTCAGCCTGACTACTTAGTTGTAGCGGGCGGCGGTGGTGGTGGTAATAACTACGGCGGCGGTGCTGGCGG